GGAAGCCCTGCTGGCGCCGGTCCCTGACTCCTTTGTAAAGGGGATGAGTGGGGCCGTCGTGGAGCAGAACGGTGAGGTCGTTGGGACTGCTGGGAACATGTACCAAGGAAAGGCCCAATCCTTCACCATGCTGCAAAGGATTGGAACGAAGATCAAACCCAGTGAAGAATCCTACCAAGCCATGAGAGAGTCAGGCGTGTGGTCCAAGGAAGTCCACTATCCGGGATCAGGGAAGACACGAGGAATAATCATCGAGCTCCTGAAGAACACTCCAGCCTCGAGGAGGGTGCTTCTGGCAGTGCCCACAAGGGTTGTAGCTAGAGAGATCGCCAAGGCTCTCAAGGAGAACAACATCGACTTCTCATCCATGGTCAAAGGCGTGGAGTCCACCAGAGAGGCTTGTAACATCCAGCTCATGACACATGCGACAGCCTGCCGGAAGATGGGTGATGCTAGGAAAAGGTGGGCTCACGCCTGCATTGTAGATGAAGCCCATAACGCTGATCCCAACTGTATAGCCTTCTTGCGAGGCTTGAAAAGGGCTGTGGAGGAAGAGAACGTCTCGAGCGCCGTCTTGGTCTCGGCTACCCTGGATGGCAAGTATGACAGAACGTCCAACTACCCGATAACAGAGATACCGACCACCCCTACTGATGAACTCATCGCAGAAGCAGCTAGCAGAGGGAAAACCTTGGTCTACGCCAAGTCAACCACCCATGCTCGGGCGCTTATGAAGAAGAATCCAGGTGTTCTGCTCTGCCGCGAGACTCTTGAGGGGGAGATAGAAAGAGCCCTTCACCCCGAGACCAAGCTGATTTACTCGACTAACATCACCGAGACTGGCATCAACATACCCGACCTCGACATTGTGATTGATTGGGGCTGCCGCACAACTCCCTACGTCAACGGCGGCAACGAAGTCCTCTTGGACACCAAGCCCACTGGCATGGCCAGCACAGTCCAACGCCGCGGCCGAATTGGGAGGAACAAACCCGGGATGTATTACCACGGACCTGACGCCTTCTGCGATGATGATCCGGACGTCAGGCTGTGCAACCAGCTTGAAGCAGACATACTGTACACCATGATGACAGGCCGAGACGGCATGGTCTTCAGTGCAAGGGAATGGGATGCAGACCAACTGCGCATCTACTACCATATGACTGAGATGGACTACCCTGTCTGGTTCTCATTCATGTGCGCCCTCAACAAGATCAGGAAACCCAGTGAGATGGAGACCAGAAAGGGAGTCAAAGTGAAGATTGGCAAGGAGAATAAAGAGCTTCACTTTTATGACGACAGGCTCAAGAACTTTGAGGAGACCTGGAAGAGGGACTGTTTTACTCAGGACTTTGCCGGACAGGTAGGCGAGTTCCTGGCTGTCCTCGGTGAGGGGCTAGGTGGCTCATGGTCAACCACACTGGTCGGTGTAGGTTTACTCATGGCACTGGGTGCGGCAACGGTGTGGAGCTTGTCCTCGGTGACCGGACGTGTCCTGACCCCCATATTCAATGCCATACCGGCCCTCTTCAGTGGAGGCACCCTGGTGGCCATCGTGTACATGCTTGTGGAGAAAGAGAAAGTGGCCATGTTCGGGAGCTTCTGGACTCCTGGGGTTGTGTCTCTGATGTTCACGCTGAGCATGCAACTTATGAGCCAGATTAAAGACATCCCGCCAGCCAACCTCGGTATAGTGCTGGCCGGGCTCGCCATGGCCAGCCTGCCTAGAAACATGAGCTTTGAAGTTGGAAACGTGACTCCCTGGGTTGGGGTGCTGAGTGTTGGAGGACTGACAGCAGGCACCTCCATGGCCTACATGTCCTACCTGTTCTACCGGGCGCTGGAGGGTGTCGTCAGGCTGAATGCGGAGATCTTCACAGTGCTTGCCGCCGTGTTTCTGAAAAGAGACAACCAGCAAGTCATGCAGGTGTCTGGAGCTCTTGCAGGAATCGACTGGACTTATGCCGTGATGTTGGCGATCACTCTCTCTACAGGCAAAATCACTGGACTGGTCTACGGCCTTTTGGGGGGCTCGTTCCTTCTGCTGATATCAAGGGCAAGGGGCTACATGGAAGGTGTTGGTAACATCACTGAGGCGAGCGCGGAGGCTAGAACTATCAAGGGGCCAAAGAGGATGGAGGAAGGCATGGTGATCAGAGGACTTCTGGCATTGATGGCTATAGGGGAATTCTACATGACTCAGAGACCGATCGTGCTGCTTGGGCTTATTCCTATACTTGTCGCTATGGCGGCCAGGAAAGCAGAGCAATTTGCGGCTTTCACCAAGGACGGCCCCAGCAACCTCCTCTATGCAGCTTCGACAGGCAATCTCAGCTATGTCGCCATGACCATGATAGCCAACGCCTTCCAGGATGGACATCTCTTTGGGGGCGGCAATGGACTGGAAGACTGGGTTAGGACTCAGGCCGACCGATGGAAGAGCGTCCTTGATGGGTTTGGATCAGATTTTGCGGCTAAAGCCAACGCCGGAGTCCTCCTCAGAGGAGATGGTGACAACGTACTCTCGAGAGGGGCCTACAAGATGGATGAGGCTATCAGGAGAGGGGCCATCAGGCCGCATGGTGAGATGGTGGACTGTGGCTGTGGCGAGGGAGGATTCTCCCAGAGGGCCTTGGCGACAGGGAATGTCACGAAGGTGCTGGGGATAAACCTCCAGAAGAGGGTTACCTCTTTCTCCACAAGAGGCTACAATCTCTTCACGCATGAGGAGGGGGACATCTATGCCAACCTACCCTGCTGCGACACCCTCACAGTCGATGTCGGCGAGAGCAGCGCTATGAAGGACAATGAGAAGAGGCAGATGAGTGAGCTGGTCAAGTGGCTGGGTCGAGTCTTTGGCAACCATCGCCCTGAGCAGTGGATGGTCAAGATCCTGGCCCCACAGTATGTGCTTGATGAGCTGGAGGTTCTCCAAATGAAGTTTGGAGGAGGTTTCTACCGCAGCGCCTTCTCTAGGAACTCCAACCTCGAGATCTACTGGTGTGCTGGTGAGGCCTTACCTCCCAGGGTGGTCGTCAATCAGACCATCTCAGGGATCTTCTACAGGTGGAGGGCCATGATGGCCCCCCTCAAGGCAGCACCACTGGTTCTAGCTCGCGGAGTCATCAAGGAGAAGAAGACTGGAGAGGTCCAAGCTGAAAGGATCTCGCGCCTGCGGGGGAAGTCGAGCACGAAAGGACAGGGTTACAACTTCTGGAAGATCCTGATGGAACGGGAAGGTGGATTGGATTGGACCCCGGCTGAGATACTCAACCCGTTTGTGGACAGCTTTGTGAGGCCGTTTATCAACAAGGCCATGCCATGGGCGGGTAGTTGGAGGATTACCGACACCTCGGCCTCAGGCTTTTCGGAGACGTTCCATAAGAAGATAGACACTGAACCACCGGCCGTCAAAGGCACAGAGGCTCACAGGAGGTTTGTCCTCGCCATGAGGAGGCTCAGGAGGACGATGCCAAGCTACCGCCGCTTGAGTGACGAGGAGATCAAGACCAACTTCCGCAGAGAAGCCGCCGTGGGGGCTCTAGACCTGGACGAGCAATGGGCCTCGGTTGAGGAGGCTTTCAAGGACCCAAGCTTCTGGAAAGCCGTCGAAGAGGAAGACAGACTCCTGCGCCAGGGAAAGACCACCCGAGGTGTATTCAACACCATGGGCAAAGTCGAGAAGAAGTCTGGGAACACCCGTAAAGGCAGCAGGATGATAGCCTTCATGCCTCTGGTCATGAGATTTCTGGAACAGAGGTATCTGGGTTACCTGAACGTCGACCATGGAGCAGCGAGAGAGCGCCTGCCATCAGGAGTGGGCGGCATGCCCCTCCATCACTATGGGGGGCTGCTGGGAGAAGTCGGACAAGTCCAGGAGGATGACTCGCTCAACCGTCCGGCCGTCTGTACTGACGTGGCTGGCTGGGACACCAGGATCTCGAAGGAAGTGCTGGAAGAAGAAGAGCAGACCATGCTCGCCAACACCTCGACTGAAGATAAAGCAGCGATCGTTGGTCTCTACAAGATCTACAAGAGGCCAGTCATCAGGGTGAAGATGCCTGACCCGGAGCGACCTGGCCACACCCTGCTGCAGACCCTTGTGCGAGAAGGCCAGAGGATGTCTGGAGTCGTGGTAACCTACTATGCCAATACTCTGGAGAACACGGCCCTGACCCTCGTTCGGTTCATTGAGTGCGAAGGGATCCGCAATGAGGACGTGGAGAACTGGCTTGAGACTGAGGCTGAGGAAAGGATGGGAAGGATGGTTATATCTGGAGATGACTCTGTCGTTTTCCCGGCTGAGCCCAAGAAGTACGCCGCCTCAGTGAAAAGCATGAATGCCCTGGGTTTCATCAGGAAGGACATCGGTCTCAGCGAGCCGGACGCCGTCTGCCGTGACTACAGAAAGCTAGACTTCTGCTCACACCGCTACCGCCAAGTGCGTGTTGGGCAGGAAAGGCTTTGTGTTGTGGCAAAACCGCAGGGAGAGATCTTCAACAAGGCCAGACTGGTGACAGGACAGATGAACAGGAAGGCCATCCCAGCTCTTGCGAAGGCCTACGCGAACTACATGTACCTGATGTTCTGGGCTCAAAGGGATGTGCGGTTGCTAGCTGAGGCCATAGCGGACGCTGTCGATCCCCGCACGATACCAATGGGGCGGGTGAAAGATCCCTTCATGAGGGACCAACCCTGGATGGAGGCCATCAAGCTGGAACAGACTGCCATCAGGCTGTGGTTTGAGGAGAACCCTTACTGGAGAGGGGGAAAGGTGGAAAGCCTGTCCGGCCTGTACATGACACAGATGGATGACATTGGCCTTGGGAGTGCCATCGGAACCGCGGGTAGAGCGAGCTTCAAGAAGCACCTCCCCCGGATGGTCGCAGCGACAGCCCTGCGCTGGGACCAGGACACCAGACCTGACTTCGAGTCAGGTTTCCAGCTGTAAGGGCAAATACCAAATGGCCTGAGGGCCAGACATGAACGCGGGCCTGCCCCGATACCTAATGTGGAAGGGCACCCGGGACTGGAAAAGGCTGTCCCCGGTGTTCTCTGATGAGATCAGGCCCTAACTAAATTCTTGGACAGACGCCGACGGAATATGGACTTGGACTTGGAAAAGGACAACGGAGAGGAAATTGGCCCGGCGGATGATGACAAGACAAAAGACCTGGAAGAGAGACTGAGTTGATGAATGAATAGGTCCTCAGTCGTCCAGGCATGGACAATGGAATGGTAAATGGTTTGGACCAGGAAGTTGACGAACTAGGAAACGGACAACGACCTCCTATTTAGGAGGAGGAGGAGAC